AAAAAGGCATTATCCTAAAGCACTAATCTTATTCAGTAACAAAATATTTTTAACTTCCTATTGACAACAAAATAAATTCAGTGTAGAATGTAGTCATCACAGAAAGAGGTGAACACCATGTATATCAACAAGGCCATTCGAGAACTGATGAAGACGAAGAATGTATCCCTCCTGACCATGGCAAAGGCTCTCGGAAAAGAGCGTGGTAATGAAATCAGTTCTCGTCTGAGAAGCACAAACCTATCCTTCAATAGTGCCGTGGAAATGCTCTCCGCTCTTGGGTATGAGATTGTAATTCAGGAGCGGAAGCCCGGTGTCCGCAGAGCTGACCAGATTGTAATTGACCAAAAAGAAGACCCCAAGTATGATCTGAATGCCCTGCTTGGCTCAGAAAGTGAGAAAGAGTCATGAGGTATGGATATGCCCGAGTATCGGCTAGAGATCAGAACCTTGCCCGTCAGATAGCGGCACTGAAAAAGTTTGACCCTTCTCTTTCAGATGACCATATTTACACAGACAAACAAAGTGGCAAGAATTTCAATCGGGAGCATTACTTAGAGTTAAAGGCCATTCTGGTTCCCGGAGATGAAATTCTAGTGGAGGAATTAGACCGCTTTGGCCGAAACAAAGCTGAGATCAAGGCTGAGTTGGAGTGGTTCAAGGAGCATGGTATTATTGTCCGTGTGTTTGATGTTCCTACCACGCTGATTGATTTCCACGGTCAGGAGTGGATTGGCGAGATGGTCAACAATATCCTGATTGAAGTAATGGGAGCTATGGCCGAGCAGGAGCGGAAGAAGATCAGGAAGCGTCAGGCTGAGGGCATAGCTGCAATGCCGGTAGTGAATGGCCGGAAGGTGTCTGGCAAGACCGGAAGAGGGTTTGGCCGTCCTGCTTGTAAGATGGATGACAAGATGTTTCAGGCTCTTGTCCGGCAACAGAGAGAAGGGCTGATTACTGTGAATGACGCTTGCCGTCAGCTTGGAATTAGCCGTCCTACATGGTATGATAGAGTGAGAAAGGTTGGTTGAATATGAAAAGGGTATGTTCCTTGTTGGTGTTACTTATGATCGTTTCCTTGTGTGCCTGTGGAAATACTTCTACTCCTGCCACGAATGATACCTCTTCTTCTGAACAATCGAGCGAACCGGCAGAGTCGGTAGCGGATGAAGAGCCGGTTGAAGAGGAAACAGGATATTCTTCTTATCAGGAAATTTTGGATGCTTACACCGTAAAACTTCAAGAGGCCACTCCTGGACTGATTGAGGAATATAATGCGGAAGCTGCGGAAAATACCGAAGGTCTTGAAGGGCTTGCCACGATCTGCAATGAAAAAGTGTCCGCTCTCGCTGAAATTTCCATGGAGGGTACACAGGAGATGGCAAATATCTATTTGCATTCCGGTGATGGCACCAATGAGGAATATCAGGAATGGGGTAGTAAACTGCAAGAGGTCTATTTGGCAGAGGCGGCTAAAATCCAGGAAGCCTATATGCAATCTGCAAAGTAATTTACAGGAGGAATTGTTATGCTGGAAGAGAGATTGAATGAGTGGGTCAAGAAGGTTGTAGCTGCGAAGAACGATACCAGTCGAGGTTGCACCAATACCCGTCAGATGATGCTTGATGTAGACAAGATCATTGCAGAAGAATTTGACCACACTCCCATGTTTTATGAAAATCAGTGAGGCTCTTTCAACAGGAAAGAGTAACAGCCACTACGGGCTATCGGAGAAATCCGGTAGCCCTTATTTTTTTGGAGGTCATTATGGTAGTAAATATTTTGGGAACAGAGTACACCGTTAACCTTGTCACTGAACAGGCCGAGCCAAGGCTTGAAGGGTGTGACGGCTTCTGTGATGAAACTACAAAAGAGATCGTTGTGGAGAATTACAAAAGAGGTGTAGAAGGTTCAAAAGCCAGATTAGAGGTGCAGGAGCAAAAAGTCACTCGACATGAGATTATTCACGCATTTCTGTTTGAAAGCGGTTTAGCCGAAAACAGCGAGTGGGCGCAAAATGAGGAAATGGTTGATTGGTTCGCTTGTCAAGCTCCGAAGATTTATGCGGCCTTTCGAGCGGCAGGAGCGATTTGAGGTGATGTTCTATGGATTATCGTAAGATCGCAGACGGCATTCAGAGATATATCGAAAATAAGCCGAATGACCACACGGCCTATGTTGACTTGCTATCTCTGTGCCGTCAGTGGGAGGAAGAAGATTTTCAGAGTGCACATAACCTGAATGGTGAGCTGCGGAGGCTCTGTGCCAGACAACTACACCTTGTTTCTCCGAAAGAGGCTGATAAGTTCTATGAGGCGTGGAGGAAAAGTCTTCTTTTTGACGCTCCCTATAAGTTTGACGCTTTCATGACCTATATCGAGCTTGATCGGAAACCGGAAAAGCGTTTTTACGCTCCTAGACGGCACTACCTGAAACCCATGGTGCAGGGTTTCCAAGATGTACTTGATGGAAAACTGCGTCTTTTGACAATATCCATGCCGAAAAGAGCCGGGAAGTCACAAACTGGTATCAATTTTGTTAATATGCTCTCTGGGAAGTACCCTGACCGGTCAACCCTGATGGAAGGAACGGGAGATGACCTTGTAAAGAGCTTCTACAATGGGTGTCTGGAATATCTGACTACCCCCAATGAGTATCTGTTCTATGATGTGTTCCCAGAGTCCCGATTGGTGCAGACCGGCGCAGACACAAAGATTATCAATCTGAAATCCAAGTCCCGGTTCCCTACTATCATGTGCCGCTCTATTGACGCTCGGCAGGTGGGTTTGTCTGAGGCCACCAATGTTCTCTATCTTGATGACTGTGTGGAGGGCCGTGAAGAGGCAAAGAACCGTCAGCGGCTCGATGATAAATGGGAAGTAATCTCCGGTGATATTATGGGCCGTGCTATTGAAGGTACTCCCATGGTCTTCACCGGTACTCGGTACTCCATCTATGACCCCATTGGTCGTATTCAGGAACACGCCCAGAGAGAGGGATGGTCTTGGAGAGCTATTGAAATTCCCGCCCTTGACCCGATCACTGACGAAAGCAATTATGAGTATGAGCGTGAAGGACAGAAAGTGTTTACCACGGCTTATTTCCGGGAGCAGAGGGAACTTCTGTCTGCGGAACAGTTTGAGAGTGAGTTCCAGCAACAGCCTTTTGAGGCAAAGGGGCTTTTGTTCAACAAAGATGAACTGAATTATTTCTTCGAGTTGCCCCCTGATCGAGAGCCGGACACTATTATTGCCGTAGGTGATACCGCTGAGAGCGGTTCTGACTCCACCTCTATGCCGGTAGCGGTCATTTATGGTACAGAGGTCTACATTGTCGATGTAGTCTTTGATGACGCTCCCGCTGAGGTGACAAAACCGGAGTGCGCTAAGTGCCTGATCTCGAACAAAGTCGCTTCGGCCACCTTCGAGGCAAACAACGCTGGTCAGTATTATGCCAGAGATGTAGCGGAGATCGTTCGTCAGCAAGGGTACTCGATTGGCATTCGGACAAAGAGGACGATTTCAAATAAGCAGACCAGAATTGAGTTTGCATCTGATAATATCAAGAAGAATTTTTACTTCAAGCACCCTTCCACCTATAAGCGGGGTAGCCAGTATTGGAATTTCATGAAGGAATTGACCACTTACACCAGAAGCGGTAAGGTTCCCCACGATGATGCACCGGACTCCCTTTCCCTGCTGGAAAATGAAATTCGAATGCTGACCGGGAGTAAAATTGAGGTATTCAAGCGGCCCTGTTAAAAGAAATTTTTGACTTTTGTCCTCTCCAATGGTATTCTGAAAGATTAGGCATTGACAAGCATTGGAGTATTCTGTATAATGAACAGTGATGAAGTAGGTAGAGGGGAGGTGTCTTTGCAGAATGAAGCCTCTGTGCGGTCGTAGAGTGATTTATACAGATGTAGAGGAAATCACGGATGGAAATGTTGTGAGTGTTCTGCAAAAGGCACTTACCATTCACCTTCAAAACCGAGCCGAGATTGATTATCTTTATCGGTACTATAAGGGAGATCAGCCCATTCTTTACCGGAAGAAAGAAGTACGGCCTGAAATCAACAACACTGTGGTTGAGAACCGGGCCAATGAGATTGTTTCCTTCAAAGTTGGCTATCTAATGGGTGAGCCGGTTCAGTATGTTGCTCGTGGTGACGATAAAGCAGTTGCCGACAGTGTGACCAGACTGAATGACTATATGCTTGCCGAGGATAAAGCGGCTAAGGATAAGGAATTGGCAGATTGGTCGCACATTGCCGGTACTTCCTACCGCATGGTTCTTCCTGATGCTGAGGCTAATGTTGAAGAGGACGAATGCCCCGCTGAGATTTTCACTCTTGACCCTCGGTATTCGTTTGTAGTGTATGGCACTTCCCTCGGAACCCCGGCTAAGATGGCCGTGAAGTATGTTCTATTGGAAGACGGTACTCTCCTGTTTAGTTGCTACACGCACAATCACTTTTTTGAGATCACCAATACTTGGAATATTCTTCGGAGTGAAGATCAAGTTTTAGGTATTCCCATTATAGAATATCCGGCGAACAATGCTCGCCTGGGTGCCTTTGAGATTGTTCTTCCTTTGTTGGACGCTATCAATACGGTAGAGTCTAACCGGCTGGATGGTGTGGAGCAGTTTATTCAGGCTCTTATGCTTTTCCATAATGTGGACATTACCTCCGAGGATTATAAAGAGCTGCGGGAAGAGGGCGCAATCAAGTTTAAGGATATTGACCCCTCTCTAAAGGCAGAAATCCAATATTTGACCGCCGAGTTAAATCAGTCCCAGACCCAAACACTGGTGGACGATATGTATGATACTGTCCTTACGATCTGCGGAATGCCAAATCGAAATGGCGGTTCTTCTACCAGTGATACCGGTTCTGCGGTAATCATGCGGGATGGCTGGTCAGCGGCAGAGGCCAGAGCCAAGGATAGCGAATTGATGTTCAAGAAGTCTGAGAAAGAGTTCTTAAAGCTCTTGCTTCGGATTTGTAGTGATCTTGGTGACTTGGAGTTGAAGTTATCGGCGGTGGAAATCCGATTTACCCGCCGCAATTATGAGAACATTACCGAAAAGGCGAATGTCCTGATCGCTATGCTAAATAACTCCAAGATTGCTCCGCAGCTGGCCTTTACTCATTGTGGTATGTTCACTGACCCCCAGATTGCCTACAACATGAGCATGGAGTACGCAAAGGAGCAGGAGAAGAAAGCCTTAGAGCTTGCTTCTAAGCAGAACCCGGATGGAGGGGATGGAGGAAATGAACCCGGAGGTCAAAAGTCCGGCTCTGGTGACACCGGAGGCAGTTCGGGCGATGAATGAAATCCTTTCCCGTGGTAAGGGTGTTGAACTTGCCGTGAGAAATGGGAGGCTGGTTCTTTGGGAAATAGCCAGTAAAAAGAAATATGAGGCCGTTATAGCGAGATAACGGTAACAGCCATTACGGGCTATTGGTGAGAGTGGAAACGCTCTTGCCGATAGCCCGTTTTGTTTTTGATTTTAATGCCGCAAGGCTTGAAATGCTCAGTGAAGACCTAAAAACGCAAAAGGGAGAAAACCCTACCAAAAACGGAAAATAGTGCTGAGGGAACAGCCTTGTTAAACGCAGGAGGTATTTGTTATGGCAAAGATTGACACCAGTTTGATTGAAGGTTATGCGGATATGACCCCGGAACAGAAGCTCGCCGCTTTGGAGGCTTTTGAGTACGAGGATAACGCCGCAGAGCTGGAAAAGCAGAAGAACGCTCTTTCCAAGGCAAATTCTGAGGCCGCTGAGTGGAAGCGTAAGCACAATGCTCTTCTGTCCGAAGAGGAAAAGAAGAAGCAGGAGGACGCTGACAAACTGGCTCAGATGGAACAGGAGCTTGCCGATCTCCGTAAGGGTAAGACCGTTTCGGAGTATAAGGCCAAGTTCGTTGCTCAGGGCTACGATGAAGCTCTGGCTGAGGAAACCGCTCAGGCTCTTGCCGATGGTGACAGTGCTAAGGTCTTTGCCAATCAGAGCAAGTTCCTCGAAGAGTATGCGAAAAAGGTCAAAGCTGATGCTTTGAAGAAGACTCCTAAGCCTACTCCTGGTGCTGGTTCTGGTGGCGGTGAGATTGACTACGATAAGAAGATCGAAGAGGCGCAGAAGAACGGTGATCTGGCCGCTGTTGCCTACTATAACCGCCTGAGAGCGCAGGAAGAGGCTGAACAGAACAAATCTTAAAAGTAAAGGAGAATGAATTATGCCTGATACTCTGGCTACCAGTTTTGGAGTATTGAACTACTCCGGGATGCTCTTTAATAAGGGCAATACCCGTTGCCCCCTGTCCTCCATTATTGGCGGCAGGGCGAAGACCACCAATCATGTGGAGTTCGTTACTGGTCAGGAGTACACCACCGGAGGCGGCGCACAGCCCTCTATCAGTGAAACTGCCTCCCTGACTGCCCCTGACGCTACCGTTGTCACCCGGACTCAGAAGACTAATGTGACTCAGATTTTCCAGGAGTCCGTAGGCATTTCTTATGCCAAGCAGTCCAATATGGGTACTCTGAGCGGCCTGAATGTGGCCGGTCAGCAGGCTAACCCGATCAACGAGCTTGATTTTCAGGTTGCAGCTAAGATGCAGAAGATCAACCGGGATATTGAGTTCACCTTTATCCAGGGAACCTACAACAAGGCCACCTCTGACTCTACCGTGAACAAGACCCGTGGACTGGTCGAGGCCATTACCACCAATGTTACCGCTATGACTAGTAAGCCTCTCGGTCTGTGGGATATTGCCGACATGGTGAAGAAGATTTACGGTGCCAATGCTCCTACCGATGGTCTGTGCCTGTGGTGTGATGCTGTAACTATGTTTCAGGTTAACGCTGACGCTGTGCAGAATGGTCTGACCGTAGTTCCCACCGCTCGGGAGATCAACGGTATCGCCCTGTCCAGTGTGGTTACTCCCATTGGCATTGTGTACCTGTACCTTGGTGAGTGTCTTCCCGCTGGTACGGCTCTGCTTCTTGACCTGAATGTGATCGCTCCCGTCTATCAGCCTGTTCCCGGTAAGGGCAATTTCTTCTTGGAGCCTCTTGCCAAGGTTGGTGCCGGTGAGAAGTATCAGCTCTTCGGTCAGATCGGCCTTGACCATGGCCCCGAGTGGTATCACGGCAAGTTCACCGGTATCTCTACCGAGTTCACCGCTCCCACTTACAGCCGTAGCGTGTATGTGGCGAATGCGGCTGACTTCCCTGGTGGCTCTGCGGGTTAAAGAGAAATTTTGATAGAAAGGGATGACAGAAATCATGACTGACACTGAGAAACTGTCCATGTTGAAGACCATGACCGGAGAAACAGATGAAGCCATGCTTTCTGTCTACCTTTCTATCGCCGCAAATAAGGTTTGCCGGAGAGCTTACCCTTTTGACGATACCGTGACCACCGTTCCGCCTCGATATGACTTCAATCAAGTGGAGATCGCAGCTTACCTTGTGAATAAGCGTGGTGCGGAGGGAGAAACGGCGCACAGTGAGAACGGCATTTCCCGTTCCTATGAGGATGGAGATGTACCGCCTACCCTGTTACGTGAGATAGTTCCCTTTGCCAGCGTTATCAAGGGGGACTCTACCTCATGAAGATCATGGAGCGTAATAAATCGTCCTATTGGTACTTGCTTTATGACAAGAAAGAACCGGTTCGGGACGAGGACGGCAATGAAACAGGAGATAGCCGTGTAGTCTATGAGGCCGCTGTCCAACGGCGGGATAATGTGTCGGCGGCTACCGGTTCGGCTCAGGTTGAGCAGTTTGGAAATTTCATCTCTTATGACAAGGTGATTGTTACTGACGATCTCTCTTGCCCCATTGATGAAAATACCGTGCTGTTTGTCGATAAAGAGCCGGAGTATGACGCTGACGGAAATCCCCTCTATGACTACATCGTGCGGCGTGTGGCAAAGAGTCTGAATTCCATCTCCTACGCTATAAGCAAGGTGACGGTATCGTGAAAACGATTAAAGTACCCCTGTCCGTAGCCGGGATTGACAATGCCATTCGGGAGCTTGAACGCTATCAGAACTGGTTGAAAACCCGTGCGAATATCCTGCTTGACCGGCTGGCCCAAGAGGGATTGTCTGTTGCTTCGGCTAATTTTGCGAAAGCGGAATATGACGGAACGAATGATGTTTCTGTGTCTGTTGAGCAGAGAGCAACCGGAGCCAGAGCGATTGTCGCTGTTGGTGCTTCTGTCCTCTTCATTGAGTTCGGCACCGGTGTTGTTTACCCAGACAATCACCCGGAAGCTGCGGAACATGGTATGCGCCGTGGTGAGTATGGAGCCGGTCATGGCAAGCAACAGACATGGGGCTACTACGGTGAAGCCGGTACGAATGGTGTTGAGTACACCAAACCGAACGGGAATACCGTAGTCCTCACACACGGCAACCCGGCCAATATGTCCATGTATGAAACCGTAAAGTATTTGGAAGGGATTTTACCCCGGTTGGCTCAGGAGGTGTTTCGATGATTGATGTAGAAAATCAGATTTATACACCGATTGCCGAAGCTCTTCGAGAAGCCTTTCCGGGTATTGACACAAGCGGGGAATATGTCAAAGCCCCTTCCTCCTTTCCCCATGTAAGTATTGTGGAGCAGGACAATTACCCTACACTTACTCACCTGAGTACCAGTGACAGTGAAGAGTTTGCCACGATTATGTATGAGGTGAATGTCTACTCCAATAAGTCTTCTGGAAAAAAGGCACAGTGCCGGAGCATTATGAAGGTCATTGATGATCTGATGTACCGGCGTAACTTCACTCGCATTTCCCTTTCCCCGGTTCCCAATTTGGAGAATGCCACAATTTACCGTCTGGTGGCTCGGTATCGGGCTGAAACAGATGGTGTAAATCTTTACAGGAGGTAACAGAAATGGCAATTAGCACTTACAAGGTCTTTCTGATGAAGAAGGGTGCCAGTGCTGACACCTATGAGAAGCTGGTTGACATTAAGGAGTTTCCTGATCTGGGCGGTGAGCCTGAAATGCTGGAAACTACCACGCTGTCTGACAATATGCAGACCTATATTGCCGGTATTCAGTCCCTCGATGGTCTGTCCTTTACCGCTAACTATGATATGACCGATTTCCAGACGCTCAAGGCTCTGGAAGGTAAGACGGAGAGTTATGCTGTCTGGTTTGGCGGTCAGGAGAGCGGCGGTGTCGTGACTCCCGATGGTTCTAACGGCAAGTTCGAGTTTGACGGTCAGTTGTCCGTCTATCCCGTGGGCGGCGGCGTGAATGAGGTTGTGGATATGAACATCTCCATTGCCCCTTCCACCCCGATCACTTTCTCCGCTGAGTAATCACAATCGGCCTGAATGATAAGGAGGATTTATCATGGCTAAGACACTGACAATTAAAGACCCCGTTTCCGGCGAGAGTTATACGCTGGAATACACCCGCAAGACCGTTGAAACGATGGAGAAGCAGGGCTTTATCGCAGAAGATGTTGACCGTAAGCCCATGACCATGCTTCCGGCCCTGTTTGCTGGTGCATTCCTCGCACACCACCGTTGGGTCAAGAAAGATGTGGTTGACCGCATTTATGCCCGTCTGCCCCGTAAAGACGAGCTTCTGCCTAAGCTGGTGGAGATGTATAACGAACCCATTCTGTCCCTCATGGAAGAGCCTGAGCAGAATGGTGACGAGGGAAACATGGACTGGACGGCGAACTGGTAAGCGAGTCGCTGTCCAGCAGACCGGGGGGCGGTGGCGGTGATCGCCCCGCTCCCCGTTTCGCTTACACGGAAAAGTTCTATCAGGTCTTTCCCTACTATCTTGCTATCGGAATGACTTACGAACAGTTCTGGGAGATGGACTGTGATCTGGTGAAGTATTACCGGAAAGCGGCTCGTATTCGTCAGGATTTGAAAAATCAGGACGCATGGTTGCAAGGAATGTATGTCTATCAGGCAATAGGAAATCTAGCCCCCATCCTTCGGGCCTTTGCGAAGAAGGGTGCAAAACCCCAGCCTTATCCTGAGCAACCTTTTGAACTGAATGTGAGGCAAGACAAGAAAGCAGAGAAGACCAAGGAGAAGAAACAGGACGATAAAGCAAAAGCCTATATGCAGATGTTCGCAATGTCGTTCAACAAGAAATTTCAGGGGAAAGGTGGTGGAGTAAATGGCCGATAATGTTGAAATTCAGGGCTTAGAGTTTCAAATTCAGGAGAACAGTGAGAGTGCTGTTTCCGGGATTAACAATCTTAAAAAGGCTCTGAGCGGTTTGAAGGGTGCTACCGGTGCTAGTGTTACCGGCCTGAATGCTACCAGTAAGAGTATTCGGGAATTAAAGAATGCCCTTTCCGGTCTGAACAGTGGGGATGTGTCCAAGAAGCTGACTCAAATCGCTACGGGTCTGAAAGCCTTGGAGTCGGCCAAAAATATTAAGATTTCCAGTTCCATTGCCAATCAGTTAAATGCCCTGAATGCGGCTCTGGCAAATGTCCGGTGGACGGATGGCGATAAACTCAGAACCCTTGCTGATGGTTTGCGCCCCCTGTCTGAGTTGGGTAAGGCCAATATGACCACCTTCATCAATCAGCTTAGAAAGCTCCCCACCGTGATTGAGGAACTGGAAAAGGCTGACATTGATAAGTTTACCCAGCAGATGAAGGAACTGGCCGCAGCCATGAAGCCCTTTGCAGATGAAATGCAGAAGGTGTCCAATGGCTTTTCCGCATTTCCTTCGAGAATTCAAAGGCTGATTAGAAGCACAGAGCAGTACAACAATACCGTCAGACGGGCTACCAATAGTACCAGCGTATGGGGAAAGGTTACAAAGGGCCTGAAATTCGGCACGATGATTTATGGCCTGAGTCGGTTGGCCTCTATGATCGGCACGGCTATCACAAAGTCCAATGAGTATCAGGAGAACTTAAATCTGTTCACTGTGGCTATGGGTGAATATGCTCAGGAAGCCTTTAACTACGGGCAGACCGTAAGTGAGGTTCTGGGTATTGACCTGTCTGACTGGATTAGAAATCAGGGTGTGTTCAATACCCTTCTGACCGGTTTTGGTGACACAGCAGAAAGAGCGGCCCTTATGAGTAAGAACCTGACTCAGCTGGGCTATGATCTGTCTTCTTTCTTCAACATCTCTGTTGAGGACGCAATGCAAAAGTTACAGTCCGGTATCTCCGGTGAGTTGGAGCCGTTGCGCCGTCTTGGTTACGATCTTTCTCAGGCCAGATTGGAAGCAACCGCCCTGTCCCTTGGAATTGATAAGAGCGTTATGTCTATGACTCAGGCTGAGAAGGCCGAGTTGCGGTATTACGCTATTATGACTCAGGTGACTACCGCTCAGGGGGATTTGGCAAGAACCTTGGAAGCCCCGGCCAATCAGCTCCGTGTTCTGTCGGCTCAGTTTAACATGGCGGCACGGTCTATCGGTAACATCTTTATCCCGGCCCTGAATGCTATCCTTCCCTACGCTATCGCTGTTGTTCAAGTCATCCGGGAGATCGCTGACGCAATCGCTTCCCTATTTGGGTTTGAGTTGACAGAGGTTGACTACTCCGGTATTACGGCAGGAGCCAGCGGAGCCGGTGATATGGCTGATAGTCTGGATGAAGCTGCGGGAGCGGCTAAGAAGTTGAAGCAGTACACCGCCGGGTTTGATGAACTGAATGTGTTCTCTCCTGACAGCGGAAGTGCTGGTTCCGGTATTGGAGCCGGTGGGGGAGGCGGTTTTGACTTCGAGCTTCCTGAGTATGACTTCCTCGGTGACGCTGTTTCTACCCGGATTGACGAGATCAGGGCTAAGATGGAGCCTTTTGTTACCTGGATTAAGGACAACATGGCTGAGATTTTGGAAACTGCGGCGGCTATCGGAACGGCTATGTTGCAATGGAAAGTTGCGAATGGAATTCTCGGCCTCTTTAATACCGTGAAGGGATTGAAGGGTAAGAACCTGCTATACAACATTACTTTCGCAATTACCGGCCTTGGACTGTTCTTGGATGGATGGGACAAGATCAAGGAAGCCATTGAGGATATTTTGGATAACGGCCCCAATCTCACGAATGTCACGCAGTTAATCAGCGGTTTTGCAGAGGGGCTTGGCGTAGCATTCTTGGCCCTCGGAAATGTAAAACTGGCCGGTGCCTCTCTGGTTATCTCTGGCCTGAGTGGTATCGTATCGAGCATTTCTGATATGGTCAACAACGGGGTTAATTTCGACAACGCAACAAACCTTGTCAGAAATCTCGGTATCTTCCTGAGCGGCATTGGTCTTCTGACCAATAATCCTGTCTTGACTGGGGGCGGATTGGCTCTCACTGGCATTACCCTGATTGTGCGGAATTTGGCTGATGTTATGGAGGCATTTCGTACAGGGGATTGGAGCGGAGTCGATAAGGTAGAGTTGGCCGCTGGCCTCCTACTGACGGTAGGTGGGTTCTTGACCGCTATCGGTACAATCAATCAAATCACTTCCAAAATTGGTGCGGGAAAGGCTGTTACGAGTGCTTCTACCGCTTTACAGGAAGTGACAAATGCCATGGGTAATAGTGCGGGTGGTGGCCTTAATGGTACACTGAAAAGCCTCGCACAAAGTCTCGGTTGGGGTCTTGTCGTAGTAGCCGAAGTAGCTGCGGCGGCAGTCCTAATTGTTGGAGCAATCGCTATTCTTGGTGCTGAGTTAGATCAAGTTGGTAAGGCTTGGGGGCCGGTCATTGAGAATGGAGAAACAGTTGCTACGGCTATCTTCCTCGGAACTGACCTCCTGATCGGTGTCGGCCTTGCCGCCTATGCCCTTGGTACTGGTGGAGTAGCCATTGCTACCAATATCGGCCTTGGCACGGCTATCCTGTTGGAGTTGGGTGTTGCTACCGGCCTATTTGTCGTAGAGGTCTGGGCCATTGGTAAGGGCCTTGACGAGATTGGTCAGGCATGGCAACCCGTTATCGACAACGGTGAAACGATTGCTACCGGTATCGGTGTTGGCACCGGGCTTCTGGTTGGCATTGGTGTAGTGACTGCGGCTCTGGGTGCAGCTACGGTTGCCAGTGTGGGGCTTCTCCCGGTAGCTGTGGGTCTTGGTACTGCTATTCTGGTAGAGTTGGCGGCGGCATTCGTAGCCTTTACCGCAAGCCTTGTCAGCGTGGCAGACGAGTTGACCTTCAATCTGTCCCCGGCATTGACCCGAGTGAACGGGGTTCTCCCGGCTCTCACGGTGAATATGTCTAACTTCGTGGATTTCATGTCCACCTTCGCCGGAGAGATCGGTTCCTACACTGACTCGATGGGCGGTATCACTTGGGACAGCATTGTGAGTGGGTTCCAACAGTTGTTTGCAGGAAACCCCATCGGGGATTTTGCAGATGATGTTGCTGATATTGCCACGGACACCGCAAACCTGAATGAGCAGTTGTTAATCGCTGTGCCGGAACTGCGTCAGGCGGTATCTTTGGTATCTCAGTATTCCGCCCTCATTGACCAGTTGGAGAGCCTGTTGAATGACAGAGAGGCCGTGGTTCTGTCCGGTGCTATGTTTGTCAATATGCAGGAGGTAGGCGTAAATCTGGTGACTGGCTTTGCGTCCGGCATGAATAGTCAGGCCGGTTTACTGAATGAGAGTTTCGCTACGATCACGAACGGAATTCAGTTGACCTACACTACCATGCTGACCACCATTCAGACCCAGACTACCACTACTTGGCTGAACATCTACACTGTGACTGTTACTCAGTGGACAACGATCAGCACCTACCTGACCACCACATGGACTACGCTGACCACCACATGGACTACCACGATGACCACCCTTCAAACTGGTTGGTCTACCGGGTGGACGCAGATGACTACCGGGTGGAACACTTTCAGTACCACCTTCCAAGCCAGCCTGACCGCCTTCTCCACGCAGACTACTACTAAGTGGTCTACGATGTGGACGCAAATGACCACCACTTGGACTACTTGGCAGACAGAGTTCATGACGGGTTACACCACCTTTGAAACCGAGTTTTCCAGTGAATGGTACTCCATGTGGAGGGGTATGACGAACACCACAATCATCCAGTGGAACAGCGTCTTGACCGTCATGGAGAAGGGCATGAACAATGCCATTTCCGCTTTGAACGATGTTATTCGCTCGATCAATGCGGTTGCTTGGATTACTGGTATTAGCCTGAGTTATTTCAGTGAAATCCAGCTCGACAGAATTCAGTATATGGCCCAGGGCGGTTTTGTTGATGAAGGTCAACTCTTTATCGCTCGGGAGGCCGGTGCTGAGATGGTTGGTGCCATTGGCAATCGAACGGCAGTAGCCAATAATGACCAGATTGTGGAGGGTATTTCCGCTGGTGTGGCAAATGCAAATGATGGCGTGATTGCCGCTATCTACGCACTCATGAATATCATTGAGGATAAGGACTTGTCCGTGTCTATCGGTGATGATGTGATTGGCCGGTCTTATGACCGATATAGCAGAAACAGAGGTGTCCGTGTGAACAGCGGAGCATTCTCAAACGCTTACTAAGGGGGTAGGGATATATGGCAGCTTTTATCAAGATCAATGGTCGTGAATATCCCTGCCCCCGAAGGGGCTTAGAAATGATGGTCGCTACCATAGTAGACTCCGCCCGGAATGCAAATGCCGTTGTAGTGGGGCAGGTAGTTGGCCGTGAACAGCAGAAGTTAAACAATTTGGAATGGGCTTACCTGACTGCGGAACAGTGGTCTGCCATTTTGAAGGAGTTCTCCAATTTCTATGTGACAGTCAGTTACCCGGATATGGTGAACAACACATGGACTACCCGGAAAATGTACCCCGGAGATCGTACCGCAGAGCCGTTCCACCTTGACCCTGTGACACAGTTACCCATTGATTACATTAACTGTAAAGTTAATCTCATTGACTGCGGAGAACCGCTTTAAGGAGGGATAGGAGCATGAAGTCAGTCAGCAATGCTTATAAGGCCAGCATGAAAGCCATGCTCCGAAACCGTTCCTATGTCCGTATCACTTTCGGTAATGTGGACACTACCGCATCTACGGACGGTGAGTGGGAGAGCAATGGTGCGGCAAGTATCTCCGAATTTGAAACGGTGGATTACGCCTATCAGTACGGAGATACCTATGCCGCCTTAGAGTTAAACCGCTGGGCTTTGGACGGAAAGACCTTGATTGTTCCTACCGGGAAAGCTGTGCAGGACGGCTTTATTTCGAGCCTTATGAGTGACACTGAGGGAAATTTTAACACCCCTCCTGTCATTACACGGGAATTCTCCCTAAAGCACATCTTCCCCGGCTTGACCCTGACCTTTGACACCAGACAGCAGGAATGGCCGCTGGAAGTAACCGCTGATTTCTACCTGAATGGAGAAGTAGTGGACACTCAGACGGTTTCCATTACCAATGTTCAGACTACGATCACCACCACGGCCACGGAAGTAGACAAGGTGACAATCACCTTTGACCGGTGCTTGCCCTACCGAAGACCTCGATTGGAGAATGTGCTTTATGGCCTGAATGTTCAGTTCGTGAACAAAGATATTGTTTCTACTCAGCAGAAGCATGATGTTGACCCTCTGAGTCGGAGGTTGCCGACAGAAACAATGCAGTTCACAATCTTGGATTATGAACACAAATATGACCCAGACAACCCGGCTGGTATCTACGCCTATGTGGATAAGAATTCTCCCATTGAAATCCAATTCGGCTATGAGTTGCCGGACGGCTCCGTGGAGTGGTTGAAGCCAGATAACTATGTGTTAAATGCCAAACCCAGCGCACAGAACAATCAAGCCACCTTCAACGGCACCGGCCTGATCGGGAGTCTAACCGGGACTTTCTACAAAAGCAAGTTAGGTTCCAAGAGCCTTTACGACATGGCGGAAGAGGTGCTTTTGGACGCAGGGTTGACCTTGACGGAACAGGGGACAAATCCTTGGGAGATTGATGAAGCTCTAAAGGATATGTTCACTACGGCGGCTCTCCCCATCGACACTCACATGAACTGCTTGCAGCTGATCGCTCATGCGGCCTGTTGCCGCCTCTATACGGACGATGACAACATCATCCATATCAGACCATTCGGGGTTACAGTCATCGGCATATACAACGGCGCATGGGCCGATAACGGCCATGTTTGGTTCAGTGAGTGGGACACGGTAGATAAGGGAAATACCGCAGAGAACACTTATGCCACTTTTGAGTTAAACCGGTGGACGCTGGGCGGAGAAAATCAAATCATCCTGCCTGACAGCAATGCCGGTCAGAGAGGCTATATCAGTGAGGCCATGACGGGGACGGACGGCTCTTTCTCCAATCCCCCGATTTTTACAAAGACCTTTGATGTGCCTCATGATCTTCCGGTCTTGGCAATCCGCTTTGATACGGTTCTTGACGAATTTCCAGGTGCGGTTCAGGTGAAGTATTACCATGATGATACTTTACTTGATACCCAGACTGCCACTATTGACTCCGTGGAAGTGTATGTGTCTTCCAATTTGGCAATCGAGTGTACCAAAATTGAAGTGACCATGATCGGGAACTTACCCTATCGGAGAGGCAGAGTCACAAAGGTCTATTACCGGGAAACTGACTTCACTTTAGATTTTACCTCCATTGGGGAGAACAGCCAGAAGATTTCCAAGATTGATGAATTGAAGTCTGTTTCAGTTGCCCGGTATTCTTACACGGCCTCCAATGATACTTCCACATTATTTGAGGGAACGACCACCGAAACTGAGCTTCATGTTGAGTTTTCTGGTCTTGCACAAGATGTTCAAATTTCTGTATCTGGTGGAACATTGGTTTCTTCCAATATCTACGCCAGAGCTGCGGACTTGGTGTTATCCTCCGGCACCAAGACCGTAAAGATCACAGGAAAAACACTGACTGAGAATTCGGTGGTCGTTTCCTACCCCGTTGCTCAGTCCGGCGAGATCGACAAGGAGGAAAACCCCCTTATCACCAATGATACGATGTGTCAGGCTCTTGCAGATCATGTTAAAAATTATCTGCAAATGCGAAATACCTACGAAGCCAGTTACCGGGGAAACCCGGAAATGGAAGTGGGTGACATTATCGGTTTGCAGACCCTTTACACTGACGAGATGGACGCTCTTATCTTGGTAGATGAAATCACTTTTGACGGCTCTTTGAGCGGAAAGATGACGGTGAAAGGCTTGATATGAGTGTTATTGATGAATTGATTTTTGACCGAACCCAAGCCGATGTTGACCGTGTATTCGAGTTAAAAAACAAAATTCTGACCGGGGGAGGGCTTTCTGCCCTTACCCCGGAAGAACAAACAGAATACATGGCCGGTATGAAAGGGGCCTATAACGCTACCGATTTCAACCGAATTGGAGAGGCAATCTCCTATCTGGCAGATCGAATGAAGGACTTGGCAATCTACGATGACAGCATTATCCCGAAGGTAGATTGGGCGGTGGGAGATTGGCCCACACAAAGTCAAATCTCTAACCTTCTAACCTGTCTGACCAAACTGAGAGCAAAACTCAATCTACCAGCAAATGCTCCTTCTGTTCCTGGGTCTATGGACTACATGACCTATCAACTGGCAAACGACATTGAGCAGTTGCTTTTCATGATCGACAACCGAGTGACGCAAACAACCGCTCCCTTCCCCTACACGGGGGTTCGGTACTGCGGACAATAAAAAGGAGGAACATGAAACGCTATGAAAGACACCACCATCAAAGGCAACGGAAAGTCCAGTATTATTCGGGCACCTTCCGATATGCCCGCTACCTTCGAGGAATGGCGGCAACAGCTGATCGCCGGAAACGGCTACTTAGATGTTGTTCTAAACACAGACACCACCGGTGCAAACGCCGGTTGTGATGTAGTGGGAACACCTCTAAGCAAGGCAAATCTTTTGGATGATACCACAAAAGCGGCACTGGAACTGGACGGGGATGACCCCACGGTAAATGACGCTCTTTATGCTTTGAGCCAGAAGGGTTCTCCCGCTGAGTGCCATGTCTACGCCGATAACAGCACCACCGTCACTATGACCAAGGGTGACACTGTTCTATCCGCTGTGGCCTCCGGTGGAGAAGCAGTCCTTTATCCCGCAGAATTGGGTGATTGGACTATCCAGTACACCTACGGCGGCTCTCAGAAGACTAAGACTTACACGCTGGAAGTTATTGGCATTGTGTATGTTTACCCCTTCAATATTACCGGTTCCTTGGAGGAAACTGATTGGTCTGAAATCGCTCTGTGTTCTCAATTTGGTCAGGCCAAGAACTACTTTTCTGTCGGTGATCGGAAAAATGTCAGTATCAATGGCACCACCTATCAGGTACAAATCATTGGCTTTGACCATGACCAGTTGACTTCCGGTGGTATGGCAGGTATTACCTTCCAGCTGGTAGACTGCCTAAATCAGACCGCAAACATGAATAGTTCTAACACGAATGTCGGTGGCTGGAACAGTTCTGCCATGCGTGGCCGTATGAGTACCTATCTGGGTCAACTCCCTGCAGCTCTGCAAAATGTTATCAAGACGGTTAATAAGAGGACTTCTGCCGGTAATAACTCTTCCTCCATTCAGACTACACAAGACAAGTTATTCCTTCTGTCTGAAATTGAGATTTTTGGCGCTACCACCTACTCTTTTGCCGGTGAAGGTACTCAGTATGAGTATTATTCCGCTGGTAACACCACTATCAAGAAGGTCAATGGTTCTGCGGACTACTGGTGGGAGCGTTCGCCTTATAGCGGCGACACCGGCATTTTCTGCAGTGTGAACAGCTCGGGCAATGCCAGCAATAACTACGCCAGCTACTCCAGTGGCGTGTCCTTCGGCTTCTGCGTTTAATCTGTCATCCACAAAAATCCCGCCCCGGAAGGGGCGGTGTAGGAGGGTAATATGTCAGTCCCTAAATTTATGCGGGGAGAAAGCAATGTGCAGTTCATCGAAACCGCAAGACGGTTAGAACTTCATGCTTTCTCCGTAGTCACAAAAGCACCGAAACGGTACGGCCCTTATCTTCTCTATCCGATCATGCAGCTATGTTCCACGGTTCATGACGAGGTAAGAGCGGCCAATAACATTTACCCCACAAACAAGCATGAAGCACAAATGCGCCGGGACTGTCTTACCAGAGCCAATATTGCCCTGCAAAATCTCAGTCCGAAATTAGCCCTTCTCTATGACGCTATTCTCCAAAACCCAGAAAAGTACCCTTGGATTGACCACGCTATTCAGGAGTTCGGAGAATACATCGTTGATGAAGCCAAGCTGATTTCCAGTGTGAAGAAATCTGATCGGAAGAGATACAAAGACCTTCCTGATTAGTTTTCTCTGATATGGGTCAAGTCCTGTTAAACCTTGCCTGTTCTGCGAACAACTGGTGGGAGCGTTCGCCTAATAGCGGCAACACCAACAATTTCTGCAATGTGAACAACTCGGGCAATGCCAACAATAACAACGCCAGCAACTCCAATGGCGTGTCCTTCGGACTCTGCAACTTCGTATAGGTCAGTCGTAGTAACCCCATTGGGTGAAATCAGTACCTTTTGCAGAGGGAGGGCTTGTACCCTGCCTATGGGCTAAAACTTCCGGGCACATCGTTTGAAATGCGCCCACCCCGAAAGGGGCACTCCGATGTAATCAGCCGGACGCTTCTTGCATGGTGAGTGATGTACGGTAACTCATTTCATGGCTGGTATTACTACGCAGTTAGAACCCGTACCCAACAATCATACTGTACGGAGGGAAATCTTTTTCATGACTAGTTCGGAAAGAAGAGAAATCCGTTATCAAAGAAGAAAGGCCAAACGGGAAGAGGCTCGTAGAAAAAGAAGCATGGCCTGTGGAGATTTTGAAGAGGTCTTTTCTTTCCGACACCTATATCTATCGGGAAAGAAGTGCTGTAAAGGTGTTTATTGGAAATCTTCTACACAACGCTATATCGGCAATATCATCCCGAACATTGCCCTGACAGCTAGATCGCTGAAAGAGGGAAACTTCTACCACCGTGGTTTCCATGAATTTACCATCATGGAGCGAGGTAAGAAACGGTATATCCGCTCTGTCCATATCACAGAACGGGCCGTGCAAAAGTGTCTGTGCGATTACTGCATTGTTCCGATCTATTCATCTTCTTTCATCTATGACAACTCGGCCAGTCTGAAACACCGTGGCATGGACTTCGCTCTGCGGCGTATGATCTGCCACTTGCAAAAGCATTATCGGAAACACGGTTTGGCCGGTGGTATTCTGATTTTTGACTTCAAAAGTTATTTCGATGAAGCACCACATGACCCCTTAGCTGTGGAAGCAAAGCGGCGGCTCCATGATGACCGTGTGCGTTCTCTGCATGACAGCTTCATTGCGGATTTCGGGCCAGTAGGCTTAGGGCTTGGAAGTCAAATTTCTCAGACAAATGCCCTACTTCTTCCAAGTCCGATTGACCACTTTTTCAAGGAAAAACTTCGGATTAAAGGCTATGCCCGGTACATGGACGATGGGTATGCCATTCATGAGGACATTGATTTTCTCAGAACCGAAGGAATGTATGGTCTGGAAGAGATGACACGGAAGATAGGTCTGCGGCTGAATTGGAAGAAAACACGGGTTATCCCGCTGGCTGATTTCTACCGGTGGTTGAAGACCAAGTTCATTCTTACCCCGAAAGGTAAGGTTATTTTGAAGATGAACCCGGACTCCACCAAGATCATCCGCCGCAAGCTGCGTACCTTTCGTGGGAAGTGGGAAAGAGGTGAAATGACAGTTGCGGACATTCGGAGTTCCGTAGAAAGTTATCACGGGCACATGAAGCGAGGAAACAGTTTTAGGGTGCGAGAGAACACCAATCAGTATTTCAAATCCATGTTCGGCTTCTATCCGAACAAGAAAGGCTGGGAAAGAAATGTATCGAATTCTCAAAGATGGAACGCCTCTGGCAACGGTGACAACCCCTGTATGGGTCAGAATGCAGAACAACGGGTGTTACGGCCTATGCACAGAGGAACAGGCACACGGCATTGTGATCGAGGGGTCTGTGTACCACATTGAGGGTAGGAGCGAACTGGAAGGAAAGGAAACCGTGAGTGTGACCACGATCAGCGAGGTTGCCTACCAGAAGGAGCAGGAGACCGTTATCAAGGCCAAGGCGGAACAAGCCGATGTGGACGCTATTGCGGCGGCAATCGAGAGGGGGTTATCTCTGTGAACGAGAGAATGCTGAATGCCTTGTCTAGTGCAATTTATGTTTCCAGGATGATGCTGGACGGAAAACAGGTGGAGAACGATGACCAGAAGATCAGGGCCTCCGGGTTGTACCCTGATTGGGTGAAGGGCAATCACACTATTGGGGAAATTTTCAACACCCATTCTGAGGATAACCTTGGCTCTGAGTGGGAGCAGACCTGGGAATGCTTCCAGGCTTACGACAACAGCGTTTACCCTGATATTGTTCCCGGAAATTCCGCCTGGTACACCTTCAACCGGCCCCTACATGGTAAGACCCCGGAAACGGCTCGGCCCTTTGTTCCTGTTCAGGGCGCACACGATATGTACCAGCAGGGAGAGTTCATGGTGTGGACGGACGGTGAAACCTACGAGTGCATTGACCCCAACGGGACTGCTTATAGCCCCGGAGATTACGCCGCAGCTTGGCAGAAATGGGAGGGCTGATAATGGAGGCTGTCATTGTCGCACTTGTTTCCGGTGGGATTACTCTGGTGGGTGTTCTGATCGCCAACAGCAAGACTCAGGCTGTTATGGACACCAAACTGGAAGAGTTGACCCGTGAAGTTCGGGAACATAACAATTTTGCCAAGCGGATGCCAGTGGTGGAGGAACAAATCAAGGTTATCAATCATCGGATTTCTGACTTAGAAGAGTTCCATAAGCCGGATTGACTGAAACAATTTAGTGGCCCTACAAAATAAATTTAGTGTATCTTAGTGAGTTTAGTGATAAATCTAAGGCTTTTGCAGAAAAGTCCTCTATATAGAGTGTTCTATAAGAGGGTTTATACACGAAAAACGAAAAATGGGAGGTAAAATTGGCCTCAATCCATTGTGGCACAACGGTTTTCGCTAGTGGGAGATTTATCACTAAAATACTCACTAAAATTAGAAAGGAGATCAACATGGAAAACATCATCAAGCGTTTGGGAAACCTTCTGTCCGTTAAGAGTCTGGTGACGCTGGCTCTCACCTGTGTATTTGCGTACATGGCTTGTACCAATCAGATCAGCCAGGATTTCATGACGATTTATGCGGTCATTATCGCTTTCTACTTCGGTACGCAGAGCCAGAAGACACAGGAGCTTTTGGACAATAACGGGGAGGGCTAAGTCATGATGAAAGCAACGGAACTGGTCAACAAGGCTGTTGATATTGCCAAGAACTACAAGACGCTGTATGTCATGGGGTGCTTCGGTGCCCCCATGACTGCGGCCAACAAGAAGAGGTACACCACCAATCATTCCTACAACAAAGCTGCGGCTCGGGTGAAGATGATTAACGCCGCTTCTGAGGACACCTTTGGATTTGATTGCGTTTGCCTTATCAAAGCCATTTTGTGGGGCTGGGATGGAGATAAGAACGCTACCTATGGCGGTGCCAAGTATGAGTCCAACAATGTCCCTGACATTGGGGCAGACAGCATGATTAAAAAGTGCCCTGACGCTTCTACCACCGGCTGGGACAGCATGGAAGTTGGTGAGGTGGTGTGGACTACCGGTCATATCGGTATCTACATCGGTGACGGTCTGGCTGTCGAGTGTACGCCCAAGTGGAAGAACTGTGTGCAGATCACCGCTGTTGCTAATATTGGCTCTAAGAGCGGCTACAACGCCCGGACATGGAAGAAGCACGGTCATATCCCTTATGTGGAATACAGCGGCCAGACGGAGGCTCCTGCGCCCGAAAAGGACACTTCTTCTGCTTCCACTACCACCAAGGAGGTTAAGGCTACCGGTGTGGCTACCGGCTTTGACAAATCCCTGGCCGGAACCTATACTGTGACCGCCGCAAGCGGTCTGAATGTGCGGAATGCAGCTGGCACGAACAACAAAGTTCTGGTTGCTATTCCCAAGGGCACTAAGGTTCAGAACTACGGCTATTACACTCTGGTAGGCGGCGTGAAGTGGCTGTATGTGAAGTTCACCTACAATGGCGTGACCTACATCGGATTTGCGTCTGCGTCCTACTTGAAGAAGTGAGGTTGAGATCATGAGCGGCAAGCGAGTAGCCAAGAAGCCTAAGAAGAAAATCAAGAAGAGAACCCTCTTCACGGTTTTCTCCATGTTCAATCTGTTCTGGTACACCGTGGCCGTTCTGATTGCCAATTTCCACGATCACATGATTTCCTCAGAATTGACCGTGGCATGGTTCTCAGCGTGGACGGTGGAATTGGCCCTGTTGTTTGGTATCAAGATCAAGGACAAGTCTTCCGAGGATGACGCTGTGGGGTGATAGAATGCAAGTGCTGACAGACCTGACATTGGACAAGCTGATAAATCTGTATGCCGGGATTGTGGTGCATGACAAGAAGCAGCTCATTGAATGGGATGACCACCGGAGAACCCCTCTTTATGAGTTGAAGAAGAGAACCTTGGCTCAGGACACTATGATACTCGGGGCACTTCGATGTGCCAAGGCCAACGGATTTACCGGCGAAGAGGGTTGACCCCATTGAAGAGTCGAACTTTTTCCGATGGAGAGTCGAACCCCAAAATAGGCAAAAAGAGGACACTCCCTGCCATTTACGGCAAGGAGTGTCTTTTTGTTTGAACGAAAATCGTACCCCACACAAAGCAGGGTTCGGATTTGCGTTCAATGGTGGACCTGAAGGGATTCGAACCCTCGACCTCTCGGATGCGAACCGAACGCTC